CCTCGATGTGCACTTTCACATAGCTGTCGTTTTCCCCGGCCGAATTCGCAGACGGGTAGAGCCACATGATTTCGTTGAACGGCGAATTGACCGCACAGCGGACCTTGCTCTGGTTGGCGACCGACAGATTCTGGAACACCTGATCCCAGACTGTGCACGGCAGCGGCGTGACGCCGCTGGCACCGAGCGTGAAGAAATTGTTGGACGCCATCCAGAACGGGTTGCCTGACAGATTTCCGCACGCGTGCGAGCTGATCCAACCGCAGCCGTTGCCGACGCGTGTGAAGTTGAAGATGACGGTTCCACCGACGTAGGTCATCGTCCAGACGTCGATGTCGGTCGAGATCAGAGCAAACTGCGGAGCCTGGATGCCGCCGACGATGTAGGAGCCGGAGGTGAGCTGGAACGACCCGGCAGTGGTCTGGTTCGACACAACCCAGTTGGTGTAGTCGCCAGCATTGGACCAGCGCACCCGCAACGGGTCCTGCACGCCGCTCGATTGCGTGCTGCGATAAGCGACCAGAATCTGCTGCGGCATCGAGATGAAAATGCCGCCGTTAAAGAACGGAGCCTGACTGATCACCTGCGCGTTCTGGAAACCGAAGTCAGCCGACCAGATGTAGATCGGGCCATTCTCCGGACACGCCATATAAATCTGGCCCCAGTTGTCCGTCGTCCAGTCCGTGGCGGTGATGGGTGCGCCCGGCATGCCTGCCTGCGCGGCACCGGTGCCGAAGCCGCCCAAGCCAAAACCAAGCGCGCCAAAGCCCGTTCCAGGTTGAGTTGGGCCGAGCGTGACGTAGTAGACGAGCTGCGCATTGCCGCCGTTCATCGTGGCGGTCGCGGTGGTCGATGCCTGCGTGGCAGCGTTGATGGTGAAGTTGGTCGAGTCGAGCACCGTGGCGACCTGGTACTTGCCCTGGATCACCAGCCCGGCGCTCGAACCGACCGTGGTCGGCGCGATGAACTGCTGGAACGCCCCGGTGGTTGCCGGGAAGTTATTGTTCGGCAGCGTCACCGTGACCGACGCCGTCCCCGACGACGTCGAGAAGATCGGCAGCTTGCCGCTCGATGCCACCGTGGATGTGGAATTCGACGGTAGGAGGATGGTGTAGATCGAGGAGCCGAGCACCGAATTGATCGGATAAGCCCCGTTGAGGAGATACGCGCCGATGGCCACCGGCGTGTTGAAGTAGACGGTGTTAAACAGAGTGGGGCTCGCCCCGCCGTCGACCACCGTCACCAGGTTGCTGCCCGAGGAGATCGACATCCTCGGCGGCGAATTGGTGGTCCTGGTCTGCGGCGTGATGTCTTGATAGGAGCCCTCGGTGATCACGGCGAGCGTGCCGGTCGCCCCGACGCCCAGGTGCTTGACGCCAGCAATATCCTGCCACGGGTGCAGATCGCGCACGGTGGTCGGGATCGTCAGGGACACATACGGCGTCCAGCCGCCAATGGTCTGGATCAACTGCTCCTTGTAGCGGATGAGCTGAGACTGCGAGACGCCCGCCGAGTTCGCCGACAGCGTCATCTGCGTATCAACGCCGGGTTTAAGTTGGATCGCGCCCCAAGGCATCTCAGGCCCTCGGCGGAGTTGCGAGCGGCGTCGGGCTCTGCGCGGTCCAGGCCGAGGCCTCGAACTTCTGACGCATCGAGTCCTGGCTCGCCGTCTTCATCAGGTTGTTGTATTGCGCCTCCCAGCTCTGGGCCATTTGCGGGTTGTCGGACTGCGCGCCGAAGTCACGCATGTAACCGGCGGCAAACACCATCCCGGCGGCGATACACAGCTCCGGCACGTTCTGCGTCAGCCAGGTCGAGGAGTTGCTCGCCGACAGCGGGTCAGGCCGGATCGTCGCCTGCATCTCGATGCCGTAGGCCTGGTCCGGCGTCGGCCCGAGGAGGAGCTGCGTATCGCTCAAGCGCGCGAAGAACTCCGGCTGCCCGCAGTTCGACGACACCGCCGATGGGTAGATCGCGTCAACAACCGCCCTCGCCGCCGGGACCAGCGGGACGCGGGTCGCGTTGGAGGACGTCGTGCCTGCCGAGGTAAGCAGGTTCAGCGCGTCGATCTGCAGCGGCAGGCCTTGCGCCGTCGACAGCGCGACGGTGCGAACGCCCGACGAGCAAACCACGGAGGCATTGAAGATGCTCGCGCTGACGAGATCGAGGTCGCGATAGAGACGGCCCTCCATGTAGTCGATCAGCGCAGGCATGATGCCCTGAAAATTGTTGTCGCCGCTCACGAGCACGGTCGACGAGATCGCGGTGACGGTGGCGATCTCGGAGACCAGCGTTGCGTAGGTCAGTGCCATGGCTGTCCTCAGATATCGTTCGGTGCGGCGTCGGAGACGTTGAAGACCGCCTGTGCGATGGCGACAGCGGAGATGCCGTCGCCTTCGATGGCGACACGATGGCGCGGATAGAAGACGGCCGACGTCGTGCTCACCGTGACGACCTCGCCGATCCCGCCAGAGGTGGTGCCGGAGATGATCGTGGTCCAAATCGCGTTGTCGAAGCTGCCGTCGATGTGAAAGCCGGTGACGCCGGTCGGCGAATTGAGGAACGGCCGGTCGTTCGGCGCGTAGAGCGTGACCGACGACAGCGCGTGCGTCACCTGCGGGGCTGTCGATGGCAGCGTGATCCCTGTGCCGCTGATGTCGGGGTTCCAGTTCTTGCCGACAGTGTTCTGAAAGCTCGAATTCGAGACCGCGAGCGCGGTGCAGTATTCCGCGCGCTTGTTGGTGACGCTGTCGAATGCCGCGACGAGCCCGGCGTTCTGCCTCATGTTGCCGAGGTTGCCGCTCAACATTGGCGGCGGCGACGGAAAGAAGTTGCTGGCAGGCATGTAGCCCAGTGGCGACAGCGGGTTGTCAGCGTGGGCGTAGTTCTCCGGTAGCGGAAACGCGACCGGCACCGGGTCCGGTGGCAGCACGATGGTGCGACCGCTCTCCTGCGGCACATCGAGACACGTCGGGCAAACCTGGATCATCAGGTTGCGGAGACGCGGGCCGAACTGCCAGTCCCACTGCCACTTCAACTGGTCGAGGTTGTACATGAAGCCGCACCGCTGGCAGACCGCGAGCGCGCGCGGGTGCCTGGCGCTGATGCTGGCTCGGCCATGCGGGCGCATCTCACCGCCTCCAGTATCCGCCGATCATCGGCGAGACGTACATCGGCACCCACTCGGTGTCCTCGGTCGCAGCGATGCTCCACGCCTCGTCGCGGTCCATCTTGCGCTGCTGCTCCAGCTCGGGCCGGTAGATGCGCGCGAGCCGATGCGAGAGATCGGCGGTGATCGCGTCATAGAAGCGCGTCGGCAATTCGAGGTTCTGCCCATTGGTGATGTTGGCGTCCTGAATCTGACGGGCGCGGTAATAGAAGAAGTCGTAGGAGAACGACCCATCGGGCACGAGGTAGAACGTGATCGTCGGCGAGACCAGCCGGTCGAACCAGTATTGTGACGGGAAGCCTTGCTGGGTCTTGGTCGAGATGCCCGCATACTCGTCGCGGCTGATCGGCAGCAGGTAGCGGTCGAGCTGCGGGTTGGTCGAGTAGCGGATGAAGCCGGACAGGATCATGCGCGTCTCGGCCGGGATCGAATAGGTCGCGGAGCCCTGCACCAGCGGGATCGACTGCAGATCGATGGTCCACAGGTTCTGCCCAGGCATCGTGTTGAAGCGGACCAGCGCCAGGTTCAGCTCCATGATCGCGCGCTGCATCTGCGTCTGCTCGATCTCGGTCGGCCTGATCTGGATGCGGTCAAACGCGTTGAGGATGAACTCGCCCCCGGTCGGAGAGAAATTGTAGTTGCCGCTGGTCTGCACTACTGGGCTGAAGGGGTTGCTCATGAGATCAACCTCAAGGTCCCGGTCGAGCCTGGAGCGGGCGTCGCCTGCGCCGGTGACGATACCGAATAGCTGGAGAGCCCGAGCGCGGCGACGCTGCTCGCCCAGGTCGCGACGAAGAAATTGCCAGCCGGTGCCATGGCGATGGCGCAGGACACTGTCGTGAGGCTGTTCGAGGACGGAGGGTAGTTCACGGTGATCGTCGCTGACGACGGAACGGTAACGGCCTCGGCGGTGTCAAAGAAGACCGCCGTGAATACGATGGACTGTCCGATGGTCGCGTTGATCGGCATGCCGTCGATATAGCACGGCGCGGCGATGATGTGAACGCTTCCTCACGCCATGCGGATTGAAACGCGAACGCGTGCGACGGTGGGGATCGCGACGCCGATCTCGACGTCGGGGGAGCTGGTATCGATGATGCCGATCTCGGCGGAGTTCACCCTGTTCCACACAGAGGCTCCGCCGAGGAAGGTGTCCTTGGTCTCCAGCGCAGACATCACCCCGGTGATGCTGACGACGAGCTGCGCCGGACCCTCGCCCAGCGCGAACTCACCGAGTGCGCCGAAGCCCAGCATTATGTAGCCTCTGCGGCCTTCTCTGCCGGGAGCCGTTCCTTCAGTTCCGCGATCTCCTTCTGACATCCCTCAAGCTGGACCATCAGCGCGGAATTGTTGAT